GGTATATGCTTGTACCGCACGTAACTTGGTACGCTTACCAATCTCTTCATTGGCTATGTAGCCCACTCTAGCACCTTGGGCGCAGAAACCTGCCGGTGCAGCGCATAGGCTAATAGCAAACGCAGTTTTACCTACATTAGAGTAGGCAGCTATAACACCAAACTCACCTCTACCAATGCCGTAGACCTCTCTAGAAAGTGTGTGGATGTTGAACTTGAAGCGGTTATCATTACTGACAACGGCTAGTAGTTCATCGATGTCATCAGTGACTTCATCAGCAAAGTCATCAGGCATGTAACCTTCAGAGACGCGATCTAGCAGAGACTTAAGTAAGTCCATTGCAGAGGCATCACCCTCAGACATTTTTATTCCAAGGGTGGCTATGTCGAGACCTATGTGCTGACGCCATAGATTTTCTATTACATCAACAGCGACTACATCATCTATCTCTTCAGCGTTGGATACTGAGTTGATTAAGTCTTGGATGTCGGCTGTCCAAGCGCCTGTGCTGGTGGGGTTCTTTGCCTTCCAGTAGCTGAATAATTCTAGTGGGGTAAGGTCTTTATCAAATGTATCGTGCATCGATACGATGGTTGTGTAGACTTCTTTAAGTGTGTCATCGAAAAGGGATGGTCTTAGCTTTGCCTTGTTTTCTCTATAGAAAGAATTACTGAGGCAGCTTTTAAGTAATGATTGGTCCATTTAACTCTCTTAGCTGTTATTGTATTAATAAAGTGCTATTGTAACACAGCCAATAGAATAAAAAAAGCCCCATCCGAAGATAGGGCTTAATTTCTTTTTCGTTTAATTTTAGCTAGTTAGCTCTGAACTTCATCTTGCTCAGATCTACTGATCCGGGTTCACCCCGTCTCTCTCTAAGCTCAACTTGATAGTGTACTACACGGCTGTTGCCTTTCACGTAGTCTGCTATCAGATTTTCCAGTGCTACTTCTTCTGCGGCAGCTTCCTTAAAGCCGCCGTCGATTTCTAGATCAATTATTGCTATGCCTCTAGCTTTCATGGATACCATTCCTTTAGTTTAACGTCGGTACAGGTGACTTCGACGATGGGTTGTTGATTGCGCAGTTGTCCTCTGCGTTAAGGTTTAATTATTTAAGGAACTGTATGGAAGGCGGTGCTAATGGAACTACAGGGCTACACCAAATATGAAAGCCAGCCCAGTCAGAAGTCGATTTAAGAATTTTTTTACTCAGGAGTTTTATATATTTTCTATGATCCGCGCCGTAAGGTTTTAAAAGATAAGAGCCACTAAACCTATGCTCCATGTTTTCTCGACGGGGCTTAGGTATAATGTTAAATTTTTTAAAGCGCATTATCTAACACCCCTACAAGCTGGTTAACTGATAGTCTCTTTAAGTCCACAGCAGTTAGCCTAACAAGTAAACTTCGACTTACACTCTTACAGATGGTTATAGACTTAGACGATGCATCCTTGTCAAGGATTAAATAACAGGCACTGTATTTATTTAGAGACTTTTTTAGGCAACTACTTATCCGAGTACCTAATAAAGCAACTCCTACAAAGCCGTCAATTCTACTCACACTACAGGCTGACGGTGTATCTTCAACAAGAACGGCTGTTGATCCATTTCCTACGTGTATGCCCTCTTCAAGCACACCATAAGTCAGCCACTTAGGTCCGTACTTCTTTAGAGATCTACCTACAGCGCCTGTGTCTGTGCAGAATAATACTCTGTCCTCTGCCGGTGCGTATCGGACATCTATGTATCCAGCTTCGTAAGCCTCTAGACTGTTGTTCTGTTCTAGGTAGTCGAGTGCTGGCTGATGATTACGGGCTGGTGTAGTGATCGAAGGAATAGGCTTCGGCTCTCTAGTCTTTTGCTGTACTGCATCTGCTAGATAGTTCTTAGCTGCCTGTAAGCTTCTCTTGCCTTGATAGATACCTTTGCCATTGCAGGAGGCTCTAAAGCAATACCACTTTAATTGGCCGTCTACTTTAGAAACAGACAGCTTCTTTAAGCCGCCACAGAAAGGACACTGGATTACTTTAGTGTCTCCTTCCCTTATGGGGATAGTCTTGATGACTTCTAGTTGTTCGAGGTAGGTCATTGGTCACTCATAGTAGTTGGTTGGTAGTTGGTTTGGGGTTCTGCCTCTCCAAAGAGACAGCGTTAGCTTATACAGTTATTCGCATCTGTCAACACTTAATTAGGTGCATATAAAAACAATTAGTGTTAACAGGCATTTTGCAGATATCCCGAATTATCCAATGAAATCAATGGGTACGGTTAATCAATTGGTCGTAGGTTCGATCCCTACCGCCGGAGCCAAATTACTGATATTAAACAATAAAATGCCTCTGACTGGGGTAAAGTGGCATGGCAGATTCCAGAGTGGCAGTCTGCCATTTTTGCCATTTAAGTTAGTAACCATCTATCGATTCCAAGTGAATGTAGAACTGAGAGCTTCGGTTTTTATTAAGCTCTCGTTCAGCCACCGACTTCTCAATAGTCTTATGTGCCAGTAGCTGGTCGGTGCGTGAGCAATAGTAGCAGAGCTTAATCATTACACATCCTGACCAGTGACATCTGAGATAGATATATAATCGGAGGCATGACCTAAGAAATCTCTCTGGCTCATGTCACTCAGTATCTCCCTATCCTTTTCAGCTTGTTTTGCATACGCCACAGCTTCTTTAATTGTTCCGCGAACTGCGAGTACATAATGCAAGTATGTTATGGCGTACTGCTTTTTACCTGTCTTCTTCATCTAGACCTCGCTTAACCAAGGCTATGAAACCGGCTTGGAATATCTCTGCGAAAACTTCTGGGCTAAGGTCTAGCTGTATAGTCGCTGACCCATCCTCATGCTCTTCCAGTTCTGTGATTTTGATTTCGTTACTCATGCCGCCCTCTCCTTGGCTCTCTGCCTCTCCTCGTCACTCATTGGGCGTATATACGGGTAAGCCTCTCCCATCAGCGCAGCCCAGCTAACTGGGAACAGCCCTCGCATGATGTCGCTAATCTGATTGGCTACTACACGGCTCTCATACTGCGTGTCAGCGGCACACCGTAGGCTGCACATCTTGCTGATAGCTTTAAGACTGCCGCTCCAGATCCATGATGATAGCATCGACTGCGGTAGAACCATGCGAGCCATCTCTGGAGCTACACCTATGTCCAGTAGCGTCCGGTAGCTGATCATAGCGCCGTCATAGGAATCCTCTATGATATCGTCGGAGATAGTGATGTGGCCCTCGCTACCCTGCTTGGAGTTACCCTTGCGAGGACGGCCTCTCCATTCATTAGGCCAGTAGAACTCAGGCTCACTGTCCACGTAACGGCGGCTTATCTCATTCCACGGCATGTACTCGCTCTTTTTTAGTTGAGCCATAGCGAACAACGGCGCGGTACACCGGAAAGTGACGAAGGCATGGTTGAATGGTGAGTAGTGCTTATGGTCAGCCAAATACCGAATGAGCTTCTTATCCCTGTCGTGTAACTCAGGGATCATTGGGCCACCTTCCTTACCCGTATAACCCAGAGCCTCACTCTTATCGTCATAGCTCACTCTAGCCGCGTCTACGACTGAGAGGTCATCACCGGAGTGCCGCACATACTGAACAGTAATTTGTTCGTGATCCATTTATAATAGTCCTCGTTTTATATTTGCATTCGTGGATTCAATCTCGCCCTCTACTGCGTATACAACCAGCATCTGAGGGTTCTTGTGGCCTGATAAAGCCATTAGCTCTCTGTCAGAGCAGCCAGACTGACTGGCATGGGTTATACCAGTTCGTCGTAAGTCAGCTAACCAGATGGTAGAATACATCTGACTGCCATCTTTATTGAACTGGCTGTGTAGAGGTACTTCAGGTAGCCCGTAACCGTCAGCCAGCTTACGAAAGAACTTATTGCAGCGATCTTGAGTGTATGGACGCCCAGTATTCTCGTATGCGAAGATGTAATCGTCTGAGTTACGGTGCTGATGTAGATGTAACCTATCCTGAACGGCGTTGGTGACTTTGATAGACATCTGCTTGCCGGTCTTTTGCTGGATGAAGTTAGACACACCAGTACGCCCGTCGATGTTAGACCACTTCATAGTGCGTACATCCACCGGACGCTGGCAGAACTCGTAACACATGACGATCATAGTACCCATGCTAGGGTAGCCCTGCTCATCACAGTACTTCACCATGCCCTTGATCTGATCGACGGTCCACATGACCTGCCTGTCCGGTAGCTTGGGTATCCTGACCAGAGAGAACGGGTTAGCTTTAACTTTTCCCGCGCGTAAACCCTCGTTCCAGACTAGCTTCAGCACCTTGAATGTGTGGTTGGCTTTGTGTGTACTGACATCATCCTGTATGTGTAGCCACAATCTCTGTGCGTATTCGTAGTCAACCTGTGACACAAACATCTTACTAAACTGCTTGCCGCTTATGTGTACACGCTGAACATGACTGAGATGACCGTCATAAGACCGCTTAGTAGAAGCGGCCTTGATGTTTGTGTACGCCATGCTGTCTTTGTAGTAGTCCACCAAAGCAGCGACAGAGCGACTGTCTGCCCTGACCTCTACCTCTTCACCGGCTTTGTGTGCCTCGAACAGACGCTTGATCTCATAGCCACGGGCATTAGCATCTCGAATACAGGTATAGTTCTCCCGTGGTTTAACATTCAGATGCGGGAAAGTCTCTAGCACTTCATCAGTAGGCCTGATGTCGTACACCCACCCATTACTTAACCTGCGCGGCCTCACGTAAGGAGCTTTAGCCATTAGCCTTCTCCTTCTGTATCCTGAGACCTTTGATAAGCATCTCTTCTGCGTCCTTCTTCTGGCCGTGTTGTAGGCGTTCTAAGGCCCAAGACACCCAGCTTGTTGCGTGTGGAGATAGTTGATCAGGGTTTGGCTCTGGCTTGTGACCAAGAGCCTCGAAAGAACCCACTTCGTTATCATTCAGGAAGGCAAGCAGATTGGGTTTGTCTACCGGAACCTCGACTAGGCACATGTCATTCTTGAACCGCTTGCGAGCATCAGCCTGAGTGCCTGACCACTGGCCTTGATTGTTGGTATAGAGCTTCATGCCGCCGCTCCTTCATGCGCTTCAATTGCGTAAAGAAGTTTGAGCATGATGTTTATGTCTCGCTTCCTCATCTCTAGATTTCTAGAGGTGCTGCAATCGGAGTCAGCAAATTCAAAGCTCTGAGAGTGAAAGTCACTTGCTAATGCCCTTAATTCCTCGAGAGTAAAGCAAACTTTAACATCTGAGGGGCTACTGACGCTTGGGATACTCTTACTCGGCTCAATACATTCTCCCAGCTTAAAACTCATGCCGCCTCTCCCTTACGCACATTCATTCGTATTGGGCAGTCATTGGATATGGAGCGGGGGTTGATAGTAGGATCGTGCTTAAACACTACTGTATCACCGGCCTTAGCCCACTTAGATAGATGTTTAATGGATAGAAGTTTATCACCGCGAGGCCTTTTATACAGGCGTATCTCAGAGGCTGTTGATCTGAAATCATCTGTGAAGAAACCTCTATAGGTAACCTTCTGCCCATTTTCTATTTGATCATAGTCTATCGGCAGATACTCTTTGGCGAATGCCACCACTGACTTGTTTGCGTCGATGATGGA